GCATCTACTTTTGGCTTACTATGTTTCTCAAGGTACGCTTTTGCTTGAGGGTGAGAAAGATCAATTTTTTTGCCGTCAAAAGCTTCTGCAAGTTTTCCGCTATTTATGGCTTTTTGAATTGATGACTGTTGCACCCCTGCTAAACCAGCGAACCGATTTCTAGTCACTAAATTTTTATCCATACTTTATTATACACCTATTTCTGGAGAGGGCAAATATTACCAAAATGTAACTTTTTCCGAGAGAGTGGGGCGGGGAAATCTAAACTGCTATAGGGCAGGGGCCTCGCACAGTACCTTTTTTTGTAAGTCGTTACTATTTAGCCACTTACGACTTGTTTTTAAATTTAGAAAATATGTCAAATTTTTATCTATATAATATCCCCTGTACGTCAATAAATAGCTATTTTGCGTTTTTTATCTGTTTACCTTTTTGTAAATTTAGAACATAGTCATTACTGAATTGTAATTTTATATAGGTTTAACTAGTCCATGCCGTATAACCTGAGCTTTGAGCTGCTTCCTGTATATCTCTGGCATTCTCTTACCTGTACGATTTACACTAGGCATCAACCACGGCCTTCTTTTAATCTTAACTGATTGTTGAGATAGATCTGCAACCATTTTTACACGTGGTCTACGTTTGCCGCCTATAACCTTGAATATGCCTTTCTTATTACGTTTTAGTATTTCCAGATATACGAACTTATCACCACTCTTAGCGGCTTCTCTAACGGCTATTAAATTCTTTTGTCTCGAGTTCTTACCTTTGCGCCTTTTATTTCTAAGCTGAATATTAGCCAGCTTATTAGATCTTCGTGGTAATTTCTTTCTCGGCTTAGCAGACTCACCCTCACCTGAGGAATAACTGGTCTGTATCGCTGGTTTAGTTTTAGTTCCCCCAAACTCTTGAGTCGCCATATACTCCTGTAAAGAACCGACAGCAGACTTCATTGTTCTTGGATTCATACCAGCAACTTTATTTACTCTTATACTCTTTACTGTCCACTTATTACGATTGATAAACTTTTTAGCGACCACTTTTTTAGAGTTTTTCATTGTCTCAAAAGCTGCATTGTTGAGAGTGTTTTTCTGTGCAAATGGCAATGCTTTCTTTCGGTACTTCTTAATAACTTTCTCAAGCTGTTTAATGTTCTTGGTGTCTATAGTTGGCATGATTAATTCACCTGTATGTTTTTAGTTATTATACAAGACAGGCATAAAAAAAGACAGCTAAAAGAAAGGGAAAGAAACTTTTAGCTGCCTTGTCGATTTAATCTTTTAAAAGGAACGATAAGAAATTAAATCTAGTGAATGCATGTTTTATTATTAACTAAAGATGTTTTGTTTTCAAGCCTATTTATTCACTTTCTTTTTCTGGAGTTGGTTTGTTTGGTCTTGCCAATGTGTATCTTACTTGTGCTTCTTTACTAAGCTTTTCGACGCCTTCAGGATCATCAAACCCAAAGCCTAGCTCATCGATTATGCCATTTAATAAACCTTTTTCCTCTTTGTTATTCTTAGCAGTGTGATATATATGGAATCCACCAAAACAAACACCGGCTATAATTATAATCCATTTAATAGATTCTATAAGGTTAAGGGCTTCAATAACACACCAAGCTGAACAGGCTCCTATAAACAATATACCTGAAATATTTGATAGGAATGGAATTTTAAAACCTAAAGCAAAAGTAATCACTCCAAAAATTAAACATGTAACCATAAGCCACTGTAATTTTACGTTTGCTTGTTCTATTGGCGTTTTATTCTGTTCTGCCTGTTCTTTACTGTGTACTTGCTCTGAATTGGCTGTTACGGTGTTTATTAAGCTTGTAATCGTACTACATGACGTTGCTGACATAATCACCATCGCGCAAAGTATTAACTTTTTCATTTTTTACTCAACTTATCTTTTATGTTTTCTGTTGCTTTAAGGTGATCAAAATATAACAATGAGCAATGCTTAGAGCTTACCCCTCTCCTATAAGAGTTCTTTCTTTTGTTGTCCCTCCCTTTTGGCATATCGGCCATTTTATCAAAAATTATGTAATCTACCACACTTTTTATTTGTCCTTTATCGCCCTTTATCCTAGAATACTTTCTTTCCACTAAACCTACTGATTCCAGCTCTTTAATAGCAGTTGATATAGCCTTATATCCCTCTTTTAAATCATTTGATATTTTCTCGACTGATAAATCCCAGTTATCCGGTAGACTAAATAAATAACAATGCAGACCTTTAGCCTTCAGAGATAATCTTTTAGTTCTTAAAATTGAATTTGGGATAGCAGTAAAGTTGTCTGACGTGTTCTTTCTTATCCTCATTGATTAACCTTTTTTATATTTGGACATAAATTAATTATAACTTGATCCAGACAATAAAAAAGCCCCTACCAACTCGATAGGGGCCTAAATATATTCCAGCGAAAACCAATTAATTATTAGTTTTTTTGACTGTTTAAGATCTTCGTAAACAGCCTTATCACTATACTACAGGTTATCTTTTTCCTCTATTATAGATTCAATTGTTTTATACCTTTTTTTACATTTTTGACACTCTCTAATTCGTATCCATGAATGTTCATTTGTGCGAGTCTCTTTTACGCTAAATTTAGAGTGATTACATTCTCTACATTTTGGATTGCCCTTTAAAATATATTGACTAGGCACTAGAAAGGTACTGCTTCGTCAATAGAATCTTCAAAACTTGGCATTGGCGGCGGTGTTTGTGCTGGTTGTTGACTAGCTGGCGATTGTTGTTGACCTTGACTTTGTGGCTGGCTAGATGACTTAGACAAGTTCCTAACAAAGTAAGCTCTTAAGCCATTAAATACTTTATTGTATTTATTATTAAACCTACCAGATACAGCAAATGAAATATTAAGCTTATCACCTTCACTTGGTGGATTTTGTTGCAATAGCTCCATAGTTTTACCTGACACATCAAATACAGCCCAATTTGTATACTGTCCGTCTATTATTTTTACAGTCATCTCCTGCTTAGTGAAATTTCCGTATGTTTCAGGTTGTGTTATACTTACAAAATCTGCTTCTATTGTATGCTTGTTGTTTTCGCTCATTACTCAACCTCATCATTAGGATTTAAAACAATAGTCACGTCATTCTTTCCATCGTCTATCCATTCAAAAACATTTAATGATTCTTCTTCATTTACTGGATTATCAGTTCCCAACATATCTCCTAACAAATTAGCCATATCTATTAATTCCTTACCTATTCCTATATAAGCTTTAAAATCTTTAAGGCATGAATCAATCTTATCATCTGGAATTTTTAGAAAATCTTTAACATTTTCAATTTTAGAAACTTTGCTCATTTTATCCTCTTAATTCCTTTACTGCGTCTTCAATTTTTACTAATCCACTTTCAATTAGTGCTACTATTTCGTGAATAGAATCACATGGTTGTATAGACTTTCTTAAATAAGCTTTTAATGCCTCGTCTATATGTGCATAATATCCCCTATTTTGCAGTGTAATTTCTGATTTAGACTTTGGGTGATTTGACTCCATTATTTCAATTAACGTGTATTGATTTTGAGTATATTTTAAAACCCAATTTTTATCAATTATTAGTTCTTTCATCTTAATAAACCTTTGCACAGTAACTACTTGTCTTTACTTCCATTGTTAAATCCTCAACCTCTACGCATTTGGGGCATACGTGGCACTTTTCCGGCTCTGATCCATCAAGAACAGCCTTAAAACGGTCTACTACTGGCTTTAACTGCTCAAGCTCATAATCAAGCCTTTCTTGATCATCAAATTTAAACATCTTGCAAGATCCAGTAGTTTTAGAAATGCCTAAAATTCTAGGCGTAACTAACTTATCATAAGTCTGTTTTATGCCTTCTTGATATAAAGCCCTTTGTCGGTGATAATCCCATTCATCTATAAACGTTATATCATAGTTTCTAGTTTCAGGATTATACTTTCTGTCTTTAAAATTTGACTTGGTAGTCTTTAAGTCTATCTCAGTCATTTTGTTTAAATTTAGATAATCGATCTCACCACGCCATTTCATGCCATGTAAATCAAATGTTATTACCTGGTGATAAATGCTTGATTCAGATCTCAATAGTCTTTTAAGGTAATCATGCCTCAACACTTGATTAGCCCAAACTTTGCTATCTGTAACCCATTTTAATAGTTTATCCTCTTTACCTTTAGCTTTTGAATAAGCCTTATCTTTATACCTTTCACACATATTTAAAAACCCCTCTTCGCCTTCAAATATGTAAGCCTCAACTAAATGACCTATTGCGTATGTTTGACTAAATGCACCCCCTTGTTTTAGCGCGCCTTCTATAATCGCGCTGTATTCACATTCTTGAAAATCACCTATGAAAGAATTACTTAAAAATCCTGTACTTGCGTGATAATCTTCCTCATTAAGCTTTAGTCCTTCTTTCCATACATTTAAAGCTTCTTTATATTCTGTATTCATTCCCTCATATCCTCCAAAGCTTTTTCATATTCTTCTCTGTCTTCGCCTGTGACCTCAAAATACTCGTTGACCCAGTATTTGACAGCAGCAGGATAACAAGCAGCCCTAACAGCAGAATCAGCAGCAGCAGCAGCATCAGCAGCATCAAGATTTTTCTTCAATTCTTCTTTGCTATGGTTCTCATGATCCATAGCGATTAAGATATGTTGGTTCATTTTACTGACCTCTCAAATAAAACGGCTACTGGTTGAAGAGTAGGTAAGACACCTGGCATTATTGGCCGTGTGTTTAATTCCAGCTTTCCACTGAGAAGCTCATAAACATATTTATGAAAACCTTTCATTGATTGAGCGTTTACATGAGGTGAATCATATTCGCACTCCTCTACAGTTTTCACTATGCGCAACATTCCATTTTCAGGAGTTAGCATCACCACTTCCTTATCCGGCCACTTCTCTTGAATCTTCTGCTCAAGAGTTTTTTCTGGCTGTGGGATTTCGTCAGGCTTGGCAGGACGTAAAGATAGCGCATACTCAATTGTTGCTTTGTCGATATCCTCGCCTAATGCTGTTAGCTGTTGACCGTCGTCATCGGTTCTTGTGTACCACTTATCGTCCACAATCACGAGGCGATGTACATGCTCTCCCGATGCTTCTCCCGTATACCAACAGTCATCTCTTCCTTGGTATACGTAATCATAATTCTCAAAATCAAAATCGTCCTTCTGCTCTTGTTTCAAGTTTTTATGCTGGATTAAATTCGTTACTTGGTTCATTTTGCTATTTCCTCAAATTTATTTCTTAACCTGTCAGCATAACCATAGTTAATTGCAGCTTGATCTTCTGTGCTGCAAAGTTCGTCAATAGCTTCCTCGGCTAAATCGCGATATTTACCTGCTACTTCGTCTATATCTTCCAAGTTGTTTACTTGTTCTTGAAGAGCGTCATATCCTAAACATAGGATCGTAAAGGCTCTATATGTTGGCGTGTCTGGGTCAAGACCAGAATCTAATAAATAAGCATTAAGCCTCTTTTTGGCTTCTCCTATGTTCATTTTTTAGCCCTCAGCTTATTGCACGACACACAAAGCTCTACTTTCTTTAAATCTTTATGATCTAAAAACCTAGTAGAGCCGCAGTGCTGGCACGGCTTTGTTTTTGCTTGGCTCATTTATGAAACTCCTGACTACTACTTTCTTCTTTCCGCAGCCAATAACGTATCAGCCCGTCTTGAGTCATACCTTTTTCATCCTTCATATCTTCAAAACGCTGCTTTGTCTCTTCAGATACAACTATGTGTTTTTTATTCATTTGTTCTCCTTTAAAAAATTTTTTATATCTTGAGCCTTTATATAGGCAATTAAACTAGGCTCTTTTGTCAGTTCCTTAACTGCTTCTACTTCCATGTCTTGAGCACCGCATGAATAGCCACAAGTGAAGCTTATATTTCTTTTAGGTGGAAAGTCTGCCGGTATTTCATCAAGGAAGACTCTTATTCTTTTATCGCCCTCATACCGTTTATTTATAGCCGCACCTTTAGGCTTGCCAGTGTTTGGATCAATAGCGCCTATCTTGCGCTCAAAATTTGCATACCAATTAAACACTTTTGGGAAGTCCTCACGAATTGCAGCCCAATACCCCAACGATTCAGCCTTTACACATCCCGTACAATTTGCATTCTTATACCCCAATTTATACATATATGGCAAATCTAGACCAAGTGAGTCAATTATATAATAACAATCATCTTTGCTAATTGATTGTTCAATTAATGGGAATCTAACATTAAGTTCAGGATTGTTGTTTTTATATTTATTCGCTCTTTTCTGCTCTTTCGGATCAAATCCAAAAATATTATCCTCAAATATTATTCTTGATCCTAAGTATTCGCTCGCGACTTTTATCTTTAATTCACTAGTACAAGGTGCGCCATTTACACCGGACAAATAATTTCTAGATTCAAAAACATCCATCGGGCTTTTATACTTCTTTGATTTAAGTATTGTGACCTTGTGACCTGTAAGCTTTTCAAAGTCTCTTAAGAAACGCTTGTTGTCTTTATGCTCTAACCCTGGATCTGTATAGACTAGCTCTATTTTTTTTGGCTTTTCCAATATACAAAGCAAAGCTGAAACAGTAGAAGCCGCCCCACATGAAAAATGAACTATCACTATTTTACCCCGTTAGTATCCTTGCTTGTTATGCTTTATAATAACTATAGTTTAATCAAAGTTAAACCATAATTCACAAAAAAAGCCAAAGTTTTTACACTTCAGCCTTAAAATTTATATAACTTACCTAAACAATAAATATAATTAGAACCTTATATTAAATTCTGTATTGCCATATCAATACAATCAATATCACCAGTTGTATATACAATACGATAAGCGCCTTCCCAACTATCCTTAAACTTCTGCTCGCCTTCGGTTAGCTTCCTTTGGCTTGGTGGCTTATTCGGGTCTTTAATCTCGCATGCGATAGTATAGCCATTTTTCGCTATCATTATGTCACAGCAATTCTTTAACTGAGATATAATTAGAACTGAAAAGCCTTTTGATCTAGCGTATTCTACTATCTCTTTTTGATTTGCGTCTACTCTTGCTGCTGTTTTCACTTCTTCTTTCTCCCTATTTCCTAATAAAGCTTCTTTCTCTGCTCTTTTCCCAATGGCCGCCAGCGATGCATAAATTTTAATATCTTCGCGTCACTTGGTTTCACTTTTCACTGCCCCTTTTGCTATATAATACATTTCAATTGCAGTCTCACCGACATCATAACCTTCAGAAAACTCTTTCATTATCTCCTCCAAAGCATTTTTGTACCTATCGCGTTCTGCATGTAATTGATCACAATTATTTGCAATATCGTACAAGTCTTTATTTTTGTACGGTATGCCAGATACGCTATAGCCTATCAACTGTAATATTTGGTCATAATCGGCATCATCATAATTGCCTGTACAATATTCCAATGCCAACGAATTCATATTATTCGGCAATTGATCTATTAACCATGATACAAGCTCATTTTCAACAAAACGCCAAACCTCAGAAGTCCTATCTTGAAACTGCATTGGGTGCTTTAATTTACTCATCCTCTTACGTTCTCCGGCAATCTGTTTAATTCTTTCTCTACTACTACGGAAAATAAACCTTTATCTAGGTTAATTTTTTGGTACAGCTCCGCTACTGGCTTTTTATCTGTGACTACTTCGACAAAAGGATTATTCTGCTTTGTGGTTACTAATACGCAATATAGAATCATATCTCGCTCCATTGTCCATTAACTGTTGCTCCGCCCTTGTCCTCTACGTCTGTTGGATCATCTAAAGAACTTCCGCAGCTCTGAAACTTACCGGTTGAATATTGATACCAAAACTTACACGTCCCTAGTTCACCATCGGTCTTATACTTTATCTTGAGTATATCCACCTCAACAGGCTTTTTTTTATCCTGGCGATCTCTCCAAACTGAAAAAATATTGTCTGCTTTGGCGTTCCATGTATAACCACCGGCAATGTCATAAGCTGTTATTTTATTGTAATTGCCATCTTTATCACGTGAGGGGTTACGTGGGTGCGCTATAACCCACATTGATAAATCATATTTCCTGATAAACCTCTTAATCTTTCGAAGCTCTTTAGCTAAATACTGATCTTCACGTGAGCCTATATTGTGGCTTATTTCATTCCAAGGGTCTATTATTACTCCTTTTATACCCTGCCTAAACACAAGAGTTCTTATTCTCTCAAATAAATAATCGAGAGTCACATCATCCTTATCGTTATCAACAATTAGATGAATATTATTGCTAAGCTCATTTATTGAATTATTTAACGTTGCCTCTGTGAACTCATTAAAATTCTTATTCTCGTATTTCTCTGCCAGCTTTCTAAAGTAAACCTTTGGCGGGTAATTCTCAGGACTGAATACAGCCCATTTTGCACCATCTTTCATGATAGTATTTATCATTACATCATCAATAAGCTCTGATTTACCACTGCCAGGTGTACCAGTTACAATGTTTAATTGACCTGTTTTGATTTTAAGATGCTTATCAAAATGAGGATAGCCAGTAGTCCAATAATTCTCTTGAACACCATTGAACATATCAATTATCTGAGGCTTATAATCAGCGAATGTATGTAAACCGTCTACAGGATAATGCTTTGCATTTTCCAAAACATCTTCTACAGCTTCCGGCCCTTCTTTAACCAATACATCGTTTATATCTTTGCATCCTTCAGGATATTGAATAAACAAACATTTATCTATACCTAAGCGCCGCCTAAGCTCTGATTCTAAAAATCGACCATTCTCGTCATTATCTGTAACAAGTACAATTTCTTGAATCTCATCAAATAGCGCCATAGCCTCTTCAGTAAAGTATGAAAACTTATTATCAAGATTGTTAGCTGTTGGGTTTGGCGCTCCATCTGGTACGCTGACAACATCTTTAAAATTAACTTCCATTAATGTCAGTGCGTCTATTTCTCCCTCAGTGATGTAAATACGCACTGGTTTTCTTTCTAATGCCTCATAGTTATAAAAACACTTTTCGGCGTTGGCATCTTGGGACATATCTTTATTGGCATTTCTGTACTTGGTATTAACTCTCTTATTTGATTTAATGAACTGAAAAGCCAGTACATCACATTCGCCTTTTACTTGTGGCATCCAGCGCGTACATCCTCTAACCCCTGCCTTGAATAAAGTTCCTTCGCTTATTGACCTATTTTCAAAAAAAGCTAATTCAGCGGGTTTAAGATCTCTTAATTCACTCGGCCTATACTCACCTTGTTTTTTTGGCTTAGGCGGCTGTGGAATATAGTTATTATTTAATTGAGTAACATGGCCGTTATTCCATCCGCATTTATGACAGTTAAAAATATTTCTTGAAGGATCAACGCTTAAACTTTCTGTTGATCTTTTTCCTAATTTGGGGCAATTGGGGCATTTAGTTTTGTGTTGACCGCTTGATCTTATATCTATCCCTAAACTTTGATAATCCATGGCTTTCACTTTTGTTAAAATATCGCCTTATTAGGTAGCTACGAATTAAAGAAATAATTGTAAAATAAAGGCTGATTTTTATATTTTGAGTAAATGTTGATTGTACTCCAACAATAGGAAATACAATCAACTGGCTAATTAATGCGACAGCATAACCCACGGCCACATTAACAACAGACTCTTTAAAGCTCTGTTTTTTGGATTGCATTTAGAATAATGTTAGTTGGTTTGATTCTTTTACAGCAGTTTCAATATTATTTGATGCCAAATTGAAATATGAAGGTTTTAGCTCTATACCGATAGCTTTCCTATTCTGCTTTATACTTTCATATACTTCAGATCCAATACCCATAAATGGGGTAAAAACTGTATCACCTTCATTTGAGTATAGGTGAAGTATTCTATTAATTGTATCTAATTGGAGTGGGCATATATGCTTTTCGTCATTATCATCCCTTCCTGATCTGTAATTAAGAGTCCTTGAATAATCAATATCATACCAAACTGGACTAGCATATTTCTGCCATAGATCTACTGGCAAATAATCTGGCTTAGATGGATCATCAACCTGATGAGTAATTGGCTCTATATTTTCCCCTTCTTTTCTGAAGAATAAAATATAATCAGGAATTCCAACACGACTCATGGAGCTGTCTTTTTTAATCTGCTTATGCAGCAGTCCAAGTGCTTTAGTCCTCTGCATTTCAGTTACTGGATTTTTCCATATTGTTGTTCTAGCATGATATATAAATCCATTTTCTGCCATCATCTGAACAAGCATGCCTGAGAAGTCACGAAGACCAATAACTCCATCTTTACCTTTTTGTAGTGGTACATCCATACAGTGCATAGCTGCAATTCTACCTGATTTCATAATCCTATTTAATTCAGGTAATAAATATTTAAAATGGTCACAAAACTGATCATAACTTGATACGTTACCCATATCCTCTGATTTATCTGAATAAACATATAATTCCGCAAATGGCGGAGAAAACACAGTTAAATGAACGCTTTCATCTTCAATATTTTTTATTTCTTGTACACAGTCGCCATTCATAATCCAGTAGTCATCCTTTTTAATTTCTTTAGATATTGGTTTTTGGTTTTTAGTTATTGAATAGTCAGCATCAGCAGAATACATAGACATATGATTTATCATTTCTTTATGCTTCTGCTCTTTTTCTAGTATTGATTTCCTGACATTAGATTGAGTATCAGGGATTATAATATGTACATTAACATTATTTGATTGTCCAAATCTATAACATCTCCTAACAGCTTGGTAAAATGCCTCAAATTTAAAATCATAAGAGCAAAATATCATATTATGACAATTCTGGTAATTCATACCAAAACTGGCGATGCTTGTTTTGGTAATCAGATTTTGAAATTCATTATCAGCGAAGCCATTTAAGTTTTTAGCTTTTATTTCAGGTTTATCTGATCCTTGCACATTAACGGAATTATTAATTACTTTTTTAAGTTTATCAGTCTCTGCATTTTGAAGTCCCCAAATAATCCACTGATCATCTGAGTTATTTACTATATCAGCAACTTTAGATACTCTTAAATCCATTGTTAATCGCAGATCTTTATGAAGATCAGTAGCTGAAACTATGCCATCTCTAAATAATAATCCATCATCCTTATTTGTTTCTATAATGTGCTCAATATAATTAATCTCTGGGAGCTGATAATTTTGACCACAGAAACCTAATGTTTTGGGGTTATCTATAGAAATAGACCATGTACATACGAACTTCCAGAAGTCATCTTGAGCATGCTTCCTTAGTCTCCATTTTGATGTTTCTCCACCATCATGAACAAAGTACATAGCAAGCATTTCGAGGTATTTCATAATTCCCAGAAACTCCGCATGATTACCTAATTCAGTATGATCATTAGGAGATGGTGTAGCAGTACAGCATAATTTATATGGAGTGTCTTTAAAATACTTAAATAACTTATTTTTTGTCTTAGAGTCCTTTCCTTTTAGAATGCTACTTTCATCTAAAACAACACCAGAATATTTACTACAGTCAATATTATCTAATTGATCATAGTTAGATATTTCTATAGGGCTATCATAACCTAGTGGATGAACACCAATACCAAAAGACTGACCTTCATTAATAGTTTGTTGAACAACAGCTAATGGGGCCAATACAAGAACTGGCTTGTTGGTATATTTATTTACTTGATTAGCCCATTCCAACTGTTGAATAGTCTTACCTAAACCACAATCAGCAAATATGGCAAACCTACCCTTTTTAAGCGCAATCTTTACCGTATATTTTTGAAAGTCGAATAAATTTTCATTTAAATCACGATCATCAATATCAAAACCTGAGTTAATAAATGTATTTGCTTTCGACTCTATAAATTCCTGATAATCCATGATTACCCTCTCATTGGCATTAAAATATATTTTAGATTGTATGCGCTGATTAGCGTAGGTGATATGCTGTCAGTGTAATTTAGCATTACATGATCTGAATCTAAGTTCTTTAGTACATCTACTAAAAATGCAGGATTGAAACTAAACTCCGCATTTGTATCACTCTCAATTAAAATAGTCTCTTGCGCGCTATCATGTGTTTGAGCTGTTACGTGTAATTCATTACCGGCAAATACGAGTTTTATACCTTCGTTTATATTGTCTAATATTAATGCCACACGTTGAACGGCATCTAATAACGCGACTCTGTTGATGTGCAATTTACCTGTAAATTTTCCAGGAATAATCTGAGAATAATTTGGATAATTACCCTCAATTAACTTTGTTGTCACTTCATAATTGCCTGACTTAACCGATAATTTAGAATCATAAATCTTTAAGTTTATGTAGTCTGATGCATGCCTAGTTATATCTATTAATACATTCACCGGGCAAATAAAGGATAGGTTTAAATCTTCTTGCTGCATTCCATATACTGAAGATATAGCCAGCCTTTTACCATCAGTAGCGACTGTATTAAAATCGCGTTCTTTGACCTCAAATAAAATACCATTTAAAACCGGTCTTGATTCATCTTTTGAGGCTGAGTAAAATACTTGGTTTACTTGATCTCTGAATGTCTTATAATCCAAAGTTATCTCTTTATAGTCGCCATCTAAATTATCAATCGGCCATTGATCGGAGTTAATACAAGCGAGTTTAAATTTAGATTTGCCACATTTTAAAGCCGCTGTGTCGTCCTTAATTGACATTTGTATATAATCATCCGCCAACTGTGAACAAATGGCCGTGAGGCGCTTAAAATTGATTGTGGTGTCAATCTGAGTCTTAACTTCACATGGCAAAATTACCTTGATAGTTTGATTTAGGTTAGTGCCAATTAAATTAACTTGATCTAATCCTGTTATAATTCTGACATTAGCCAGTACTGGGACTGATGGATTATTGATAGCTCCACTTAGCTTTTTGAGTGCCGCTAATAGTTGTTTGCTGTTTACTTTCATTTCGTGCTACCTTTCCTTTTTTATGCGTTGTTTCTGCCTTGCGGCTTTGATTGGTTAAAATTATTTAGTTGCCATCTCTTGAATCTTTTTCGGATGTCGAAAGTTTGTTGCCTTTCAAACAATAGTTTTTTTCCGTTTGACTCAGACCAGTATAAAAAGAATTTTTGTGCCTCTAGTATTGGCAGGAATGATTCCCCTCCCATATCTTGCCAAGTTTCTTTTACTAATTGCTCAAAGTCTTTTTCTCTTTCAGGCAAATCTTTTTTAATATATTTTTTCTTGGTAGGTTCTTTATAGGTTCTTATGAAAAGTGCAGAATTTTCACTTTTAGAGTGCAGATTTTGCACTTCTGTTTCTAAAGGTGCAATTTTTTCACTTTTAAGATTTATCAGATATTTGTTGCCGTTTTTACACTTTTTTTCTATGGCAATAATACCCATTTCTTCCAGCTTCTTAATTGTAGATACAACCGTTCTTTTAGAAATCTCACATTGCTCTGCAATAGTATCTTGTGAAGGCCAGCATATACCTTGATCATTGGCATTATCACAAAGCTTTAACAGAACTAATTTAGTAGTCGATGAACCTGTTTTTATGTCCATCGCTTGAGCCATTAATTTGAATGACATTCTTTTCTCCAAATAGAGAAAGGCAGATATATTTTTTATGAATTTTCTTCTGTCTTTCACTTTTATTTCACTGATTAGGATTAAGCGTTGGTGGCCGGAGGACAGTGAAAGAAAACCTCGCTCTGCTGGGTAATTAGGCCAACAGGGCCACCGCTTAAAGATGCTACACTATACTAACTTTTCCGCTTATTGTCAACCTCACTCATTCGCCTTGCTCCTTTAGTTGTTCTTCGATCTTATCCAGCTTATCCATAACAATGCATCCTCTTATAAGGTCATTAACCCCTTGAATAATTAATAAAGCTAAAATAAATGCCAAGATTTTATAAAATCGCTCACGGTCTTTATCATCTACAAACATAAATTTACTGTCCTGTTAAAATTTCAATTCCACTTTTAGCCAGTTCCGCTTTCAGCTCCTTCTCTGACTTGCCCTTTTTCAGGTTTTCCCAAAGCTTAGTATTTTCCCACTGCTTTGTTCTGTAGCCTTGTGCTACTCCTGAGCCTTTACCTGCACTCATTCTTTGACCTCAATTTTAATATTTATATCAAAAGGCAGTGGCCCAGTTAAGTACAGGACATGTCCCAATGACCTAATTAAATCATGCAACTGAAATTTAGTATAACCATCCTCATCTTTATTTATTTTGAATGGTGCTATGTCAATATTTGAAAAATGTTTATATAACTCATTGTGCTGTCTTTGTAGTTCATGTATCCCAAGTTCAGTTAGCTTTACTTTAACAAAATTATTAATATTAAAATTCATGTATTGGCCTTTGCCGCCGTGTGTCTTGCTCATTTTTACCTCATCTCATATGGGTTTGCATTCTGTACGATCTCTAAATCCTGCTTATAAGCTAAAGCTTTCTTTTTCCAATAAGCCGCTTTTGTCTCAGCTTCTTTTAAGCCTTTTTCTAGCTGTGATTTTTTTAGGCCAGTTTTGCTTATTTGGGTCATAGCTGTGTCCCCTGCATAATGATCATGTACGCGATCATGCTTAATAGGGCCACTGTCAGCCCAAAAAACCAGATTTCATCTTTTTTCATTTTAGCGCCTCCTTAAGGACTTTTTCGGCCTCAAACGCTATGTCTCGAAAATAAAAACCGCTGCTTTGATCTTGGCAGCCATAATCAGACGACAAAGTAATCTGGCTTAAAATTTTCATCGCCTTTTCTATTTCTTCTTTTAGTTTTTCTTCTGGTGACATCTCGCTATACCTTTGCTATGATTTAAAAAGCCGCCCAGTCCTGATAATTAACTTTGGTTAGTGTTAGTTAATTCTGAGCGGCCAGAGTGGGTTAAAGTGCTTGCAAGTCTTTTATTATTTGCTTTGATGTTGCAATGCACATTTTATGTTGAGCGATTGCGGCAGCCCACTGTTTTGGACGTTTACATTTTGGGTTAGCAATTTTATTCTCTAAATCTTTTATAATTTCTATGCGGTCAGCGATTAAAGCTTTTTGTGTCTTTATTCTTTGGTTAATTAAAATATTTTCTTGTGTCATCGTTCTAACTCCGTTTTTCGTTTTGTTGATATACTATATACATCAATTGGTATACCACGCAATAGCAAAGATTAAAAAAGTTTAAAGTTTATTTGGTATACTATTATTTTTGCATTTTTAAGCATAAATTTATTGACGATGGTATACTGGAAGTGCTATATTATTTTATCTTTAATAAACAATAGGAGTATACCAAATTGGCAAGAAAGCAAAATATGGTTCGTGTCTCTGATATGGGGAAATTTATAGTTAAAAATGCTGCCGCAGAGATAGGAGTCACACAACAGCAATTAGTAGATAATCTACTCTCAGATAATTTTCCAGCACACAGAAAAACATATGAGGCAATAAATAAAAAAAGGTAAATTGAAATGAAATCAATTAAAAACATAAACCAAGAGCTTATGCAATTTAACATAAGCGTCAAAGAAGAAAAAAAAGGGATATGCACAGTTTATACTGACGAAAATCCTTATATGATTATTTCAAAAAAAAGATTACAAAAAATCTATCCAAAGCTAATGAATAGCCTGGTAAAATTATCATGAGTATTTTCACAAAATGCGGAATAGATTGCCCGCACTGTGATTGCGGCAGGACTGATAACGAATGTAAATTTAAAGATTCCAAAAAAAGGGGAAAAATTAAGGCATTAGGAATAATACCAAATAAAACAGTAGTAAAAAAGAAAGAATCGCAGAAAGATAAAAAAAAACGTAGGAAAAAAGGAAGAAAGTAAATGAGTAATGAAGTTCAAAAAGTAACAAACCCAATAGGCGAAATAAGGCAAAATAACGGAGCCTTAGCAGAAAGCAACGCAGCTCATGAAATAGCAGAAGTGCAAGCACAGGTAGTAATGGCTAAACAGTTTCCTAGAAATGAAATTCAGGCAATTGATAACATTATAAATGAATGTACCAGAATTTCTTTAGCTGAAAGTGCCGTTTATGCTTATCCAAAAGGAGGAACAAAAGTCACGGGGCCATCTATAAGGCTTGCAGAGTCAATTGCAAGACATTGGGGCAATCTTGATTTCGGAATTAAAGAACTTGAGCAAAAAAACGGCGAAAGTTCAGTTATTGCTTACTGTTGGGATCTTGAGAAAAATGTAAGGGAAACCAAAACATTTAAAGTTAAGCACGAGAGAAAGGCACGAGGCACAATAAATAAACTCACAGATCCACGTGATATTTATGAGTTAGTTGCCAATCAAGGCGCTAGAAGACTTCGATCTTGCATTTTGGGAGTTATACCTGGTGATGTAATTGAAACTGCTGAAAAACAATGCCAAATAACCTTAAATGCAACCGCTGATTTATCCGCTGAAGGAATTAAAAAGCTAGTTACAGCCTTTGAATCATTTAAGGTAACTAAAGAGCATATAGAAAAAAATATAGGTTGCCATATAGAAGCTATTAATGCTGCTCAAGTTGTCAACCTTAGAAATATTTACACATCCCTTAAGGATGGTATGTCTAAACCTTGGGATTGGTTCGATATAGAAAAGCCTAAACCTAAAAATGAAGAAGTAAAATCTGATTTAGTTGACTAAACAATCAACTTTTTTAGTGTTGGAGCGACAAGCAGGAATAAATCTATCTAGTAAATTCCTTAGTCCTCCGACATTGCCCTTTTGCACAAAGTAAAAATTATGAGGTAGATCTCCAATTTCAGAAAGTATATGCTCTTTAGATAAACAGCTATAAATAATGCATACCCCTTTAAATTTTTTGAGTGTAGGCATTACATAATTAAGATTCAAATTACCCTCATACTTGTAATCAAGTATTAAAAGCTTAGGTCTATTTATTGCCAGATCAAACTTCATTGAAAAAATGTTATCTTCAGTTTTAATACTATGAAATGAATAATGGTTTTTTATCATCTCTGATATTGTTTTTAGACAAGTTCTTTCATCATCATAAATCATGATGTCCGAGGTTTGAGGCATAACCAACATAAATTTTTATTTCTCCTTGCTTAACTCTAACATTTGATCAAAAAATTTCTCCATCTTTTCACCATGCTTTTCGTTAAGTTTAAATAATACTTCAATTTGCCCCTGTAATACTTTTAGCGTTTGCTCAGTTAATTCGCCTTTATGCAATAAATCTTTTACGGTGTCTTTAAGCTCTTCAAATTTCTCTCTAAGCTTTTCTGTATCGGATTCTATCTCTGCTATTTTCTGTGTGTCTACGCTATCCTTAGCTGTGCTTTTACCCCAAGACTTCCCTTGTTTCCATATAAACATTATTACACTAACAAGACCCCCTATAATCAGATAGGTTATCTCTATCTTCTCTAACATCTTTCTTATTTCCTTGTGTATTTCTTACCACATAAATCTACAGCTATTTTAGCAATATGATACAAAGGCCACAACATTCCATCAATCTTGGATATTCTTTTAAGCTCTTTATTTGCAGTATAAAACACAAGTACTCTATCAAAATCAGGTATTAAACATTCTCTCAATATCTGAAAAAAAACATCATGAGCGCAGCTAGATCGCATAAATGATGGGGTATCTAAAGTAGGGCCGTTTGGGCCATCCCAAGCATAGCCAGCAAAGATAACTAAACGCCCATCTTTATATAAAACAAAGTAATCAGTTACAATTTTATAACCTATTACTTTTGTTTGAATTGATCTATCTTGTATCATTTTGTATTTATAAACAAGATGATCTATCTCGATATAATCAATATCTTGTATAAATCGATGGGCGTATCTTTTAGATATTCTACGCCTTAGATACCTCAAAATACCCATAGCTAACTAAGTGTAAATTTGTCCACGGTCTACAGTGGTTAGGCTTGTATTAGCAGAGATAGTATTGCCTGTGTATGATGCTACTGAATCCACTACTCTATAACCATAGTCAGCCGTGCCGCTTGTATTAATTGCGGTGTATGTGCCTTTAAGGGTTGCCCCCACACAAACTGAAACATCGGCGGCTAAACCAGTTGGGCAAGTAATATCTACATCAGATAGAACCATGTTTCCCCGATTCTGGGATTGTACACCATAAACTTGTGTACCTGTTGTTGTCGCATTTGATACAACGCAATCATTAAATGATACTGTTGACTCAGTAACAAGTACAGCAGCACTTTTATTCGTTGCTCCAGATACAGTCATTTCAAATTCAATATCACCAAAAAGAACAAATTGACTATCGGTAACTTGCACTAAATACCTTTCAGCATCTGCATTACTATAAGGCGGAAACTCTTCATAAGGTTTAGCCCCTGGCCCCGTAAATTTAACCGCTTTAGGTGCTGGCTGTGCTGGCCCCTTATGAATAACAAGTCCACCCCCAGCGTAACCTTTCCATGTCAAAATTTCATTAGCAGCGCCAACATATGTATCCGCTTCATAATCATAAGTTAAAATTACGCCCCTTGGTATATGAGTGCCACGGTCATCCCATAGAGTTTGAATGTCTGAAAATGTTGCACCGGCTGGAACTGTTATTGTCCTGCTTTCAAATTCTGCACGACCTATATATTTAGTCAAAGCTTCTAAATATTGTGATGATTGGGCAGTATCCGGTGTATTAGTTGGTGTTATGTTAGCAGATTGCAATAAAGCTTGCTGAAATCCGAATATATCATTTACAATATTTGCATTCCACGGAGTACCTGTGTTATCGCCTGGTGTAGTTACATTCTGAGCACCGCCATAGGGATAATTTGCATCCGGTGTAGTTGTTTGTGTAGGATAGCTTGCATTGGGATTTAAAGCCATTTTTAATTTACTCCTTTAACCATTTTGAGTGTGTTACGTTCGGCCAATCCAAACGCCATATATTGTGATTTATTCCATCAGTGTGATATATATCTGAATCCCTATCATTATCAACATCTAATGAATTTATAAATTTGTAACTTTCATTTATTCTATTCAATACAGATCCATTCCAATAAATATTGAATTGTCCTTGTACTTGATAATTTTTATCCATCTTCCAAATTTTAAAAACCTTATCAGTGCCAGACCTCATAGACCATAAAGCATCGGTATAACCGTCATTATCATAGTCACCTATAACTTCAGGGTAAGCATGAGAATTATTTGTTGTGTGACCATATAAAGCTTGTAGAGCCATCTTTACACCAAACAAACGCAGTGATCGTGCGTCAAAATGGCCTAAATCATCGCGATATTTTATTAAATCGTCAGTTCCAACAAGCTTAAGCTTATTCTCTTGATTCAATTGGAGTTGTGCTGCTTGAACAATTTCATTACCTTCTATGGCTTCTTGAGTTCCAATAGCATCCGAAAATCTAAAAGATACTTGACCGGCTATAAATAAACCTGAACAAATTTCATTTTTTACGCGATCTATAAAATCTGAAAGTAGATCATAATACTGATTGGCTCTATCTGTGGTAATTGATTCAGTTTCTCCCTGCATCCATAAAAAAGCTGTTGGCGTTCTACCTGTTAGGTTAATTTCGGACTTTAAAGTATTGTATAAATTATTTTGCCAGTTATTTAAGCCCATATGATCAGGCAACAAGGAAGATCCGCCCCAACCATATTTTATGAAATAAACCGGCCTTTGTGTTTTATCTCTAATAACTCTTAAAGCTGCCAATTCTGGCCCCCAAAAACCAGTACGGTCAAAAGGGTAACCGTGTAATGACTCTGCCCTAAATACATTATCATTTTCCAAAGGGTTTAAATTAGTCACAAATTTATTTTGTACCCAATCCCAACCCCAAATTCTATCCGTATCTAAATCAGATAAACATAGATCTTCTGATTTACCTTGGCCTGACATATTAGATTGACCGGCAAAAACATAAAAGTCTTGTGAGCTTACAGTTAGAGTTAATACTAGAAATAAAAATATCCTTTTCATAATATTATCCTTAAACTGGAATTATTCTTAATTCTTGATAAAACTCATCACTAGAGCTATCTGTTGTAGTTGCAGCTTGGGCCATAGATCTACCGGATAAAGCTTCACCTATAAATTCTATCGTTTTACCCCCAGACGGGACAACTATCCTAAACAATATGGGTTCTACGATGCCGTCTAAGTCTGCTGATGAGTAAGCTTTTTTTCCTCCGTATACAACATTACTTGTATCTCGCGCCCATACTTGAAAATTACCAGAACCACCGGTAAATAGACACTGCATATTAAGTATTATATCATAAGTACCTTCATCTAATGTAAACTGATTTCCAGATTTAGAACAAAAGTTTTTTTGAGTAATTTCATCACTAAATTCTATTATACTTTCAGTGGCGTTAAAAGATTGACCTACTACACCAGTCGATCTGATATCTTGAAATACAGCTGGTGGATTACTACCACCAGACAGTATAAAATCACTTAGATTAGCCATTATACGTAAACCTCCCAGTTTGTACCGCTTAGGTTTGCTATTAAATTAAATTCTGTTTTATTTACATCGACATTAAAAGATGGATCACCTTCTATTGTATCTAAACCATCTGGATTTACTAAAAAATCATTTACTTCATCATTTCTTACAATGGTGATGACTTCACCGTCAGTAGTAATTGCTGGCAACGTTCTTGCAGCAGTTCCAGAACAAATATATTTTCTACCTGAATCTAAATTACCACCTGCTAAATTTCTTATGAAATTGGGTTGCACGCCTAAAGCCAAAAGGTCATTTACTAATACTCTACTTTCCGCATCACCTGCATTGTTTATACCATATAAATAATCATCAATTGCCGGAGTTTTTACCGGCCTACTATTTAACGTTGCCATTTATTACTCCTCAACAAAATTAAATATTTCATTATCTAAAAACTCAAAAGGATCATTGTTTATAAACTCAAATTCAGAGCCAACAAAATCCACTAAAACGCCTATCCATAATTGTAATGGACATATCTTTAATAATAAATCCTCAAACTCTTCTTTTCTAGTAACTGGAATAGTTGCCTTATCTGGAAATGTTTCAGCACCAAAATAAACAAAGTAAGGCCATTTATCTGAGTCTTCTGGCCCTGGTATAATGTATTCTTTTTGCTTAAAGAAAACTTCGTCAAAATCGCCACACTGTGCCCTAGGCTCGCCCGCTGCTGCTTCTATCTCTCCACATAATGGAATAAGTTGCAATTCAGTAAATGAGACTTTATTTACGAGAGGATAGCCTGTAGAATAATCTAATCTTTCCCCGCATTGTGCTAATGGCTCGCCGCATTGTGCTACATCTTCACCACATGCAACAATATAAGCTTGACCGCCTTCGACTAAATAATTATTTGGATTTCTAGGGATAGCGCAAGATTTAACGCCTGTAACTGGCTCTGTTCCTGGCGTCCACCATTCATGGATATAAACGTCAAAACCCGCAGCTTGTAAAGTATCTTGAATATATCTCGGATCTTGACCGCCTAAAGCTTTCCAAGTTGCATCAAGTCTATCTCTTCTTTCTTGTTCAGTTAAATCTCCAGCGGGTAAAGCCCATTGATCTTCCCACAAGTCAATCTCTCTTGTTGTTTGCGGGAAAATATCCAACCAAACTAAATCGGCAAATAATTTAGTATCGCTTATTATGCCTGTTAAGCCATCGAATAAAGCAGTTAGCTTTTTATTGGCCGAAAGCCTCCAAGATTTAGCATTAGGCAAAAGATGCTTGTATATGTTTAAAAAATTCATTATGCAAAGACAACCCCAGAATCATTTAACTTTGCTTTTTCGCCTTCTTGTAATTGGTAAATATTTACGCCAGATCCATTTGTTTGCACTAGTACACCGGCAAAAACTCCACCATTTGCAGAAACTATATCGTCAACAATTCCACCTACACCAGTATTAGTAATTCTATCTAATCTGGGCAATATGCTCAATCCTGCAATAAAAGGCTCACTGTTGGTAAAGTATTCAGATACAGCTTCATTAATTTGCTGCTGTACTGTTGCTGTATCTTCTACATCTAATCCAGTAACAGTAACGTCAAATACACGTCTTGTTATAGGCAAAGAATTAACAAGTGCGCCCGCCGGTCTTCTGCTTGCTAAACCATTTCCATTAAGCTCTATAGAGTCTTTAACAGCTTGTAATTGTGCTGTGGTTGGTATGCCATCCGGTGAGCCACTAGAGGCTTCTGTCGCTTCTGAATATACATCTACTTGGCCAGGACAATCAGAAGTATAGGGATAAACGTTTATTATACCTGCTACCTCTTCGCCCCAATCCTCATAGTCAGCATATGCGCCGCCTTGTGGACGTTTCTGGAACTTATCAATTATTCTTTGCCTATAAAATTCTGTACCCTCTTTATCGGCAGCGGTAACTGTTTGAGATATAACAACAGTTTCACTTGCTACATTTGGCAATGGATTAGCAAAATTTAAAATTTCACTTGGATTTAAATTACCAATAACACCAGCACCACCACCACCAGACTGGTCAGCCACGGCTAAAACTTCAACATTCTTTGTAGGGGCATCAAGATTAACAGCTGTTAAAGTTAGGTAAGTTACGCCATTAGTCGCCCCGACTAACTGAGCGCCACTACTTAAAGTTCCGGCTTGATTCTCTACAGTAATTTGAATGTTTAATTGTGCATTAGTTGCCGCCACTGGATCACCTTCGCCAACTAAACGACCCCATTCTATAAGAGGAGAAACAATTTGACCATTTATTTCTGTCTCTTTAATACTGGCAGTTTTAACAAAAATCTGTAAAAATATGAAACCACAATATTTATAAAGTAATGTAAATACAGCCGCTAATGTTTTGGCTAATACTCTCAAAAAACTTTTAGGTAAAAGCGGTATAGATTGACCTATAGAACTTTCCAATTGTGCAATGATATTATCATTTATTTCTTTTGTCGTCGGTGTCGAAAGTGCCATTTTATAAAACCTATAATAATGATGATATTTCAGCTTCTACCTCATCAAATGAATGAGAAATAGGTGTATCTATACTTGAAAAATCTATTACATTTATTGTTGTATCAGCCTTAGCAGATTCGTATAAATTCCATAGTCTTTGCAAATCTTCTAAGCATTTAGTTACTTTAGGGCCAACTTTTCCAGCTATTTTAGCAGCTACAATTATAGCATAAAAATTGGCAGGACAAGCAAATAGATGTCTAGACTCTTGGAAAGATCTAGTCTGAGACTCTAAGTTAGATATACGATTAAGTTCTTTGGCGTCTTCTCTTGCCTGTAGTTCATCACTATTAGGTTCTCTGACTTGACCACCTTCAATAACCCACCACTTAGAACTTTTTGCCGATGGGTTATCTGTGTCATGCATCGTCCATCCAGATCCATCGTCGAATAGCGATAGCTCGACTCTGTTATTGACTATTTTTGTGTATATTGTCATGTTCTTAATTTCCAGATTTTAATTTTAGCTTTTAATGATGAAGGCCCATATATCTTAATACTTGTAATATTGTCGATACTGTTGTCCCATAGTTGACTATATATGCGCAGTCCGTCGCTAGATGAGGATCGAATAAACCCAGTTTTCGTTATTGCTGCTCTAGCGTCACCTGATTTAGCGTATACATAAGTCTCACTATATCCTTGATCGTTACTAATAGGAGCTAGAATCAAGCTACCAGATCCAGCACTAAACGAAGATGACTCTGCACTATCTTCTGCTGCCAACCGTCTCCAAGGATAGTTTGAAGCTGTAGTATCTCCGTTGAACTGAGCAAGGATTGATGACCCTGAAGTTAACGAGGAAGATGCTTCGCACGTTATTTTGTACATAACATCTGCATCACCATTTACTGTTATTGTTTCTCCTGCGGTAAAATCACCATCGACATCTATAGTATCCACCAAAGTAAAAGGAATCAGGTCAGTATTACCGACTTCTTTATACAATGTAGCTGACCCTGAACTAATTGCTGCTGGCGTTATATCTATAGATGTTATATTACTAACATCGTCTTGATAATATACTCCTCTTATGTCTTGTAGCTCTCTTTTCCACAGTGATCTTGAAATAGTACCAAATCTAGAATCTGCACTACTGCTAGAAAGAGACCCTAAAGACGAACAAGTTATATCAACTGTTTCAACTGTTGAATAATCAAAGGAAAAGTTACAAGCAGTCACTCTACCTGACCCTGATGGATTATCTGGATCATAATATATTCTGCCGTTAGAAAATGTTATATATCCTCGCACGAATGAGAAGCTACTAGTACCTGTGCTGTGGTAGCTTACCAAACCTGTATCGTCAGTAAACTTTACTCTGCCTTTGTAAGGAGCCCACTTTTCTGCCTCAAAAGTACCAACAGCAGCCCCTAAAGAATCTTTAAATTCTGCTTTAAAGTAGGACTCGTCATTACTGTTACTTCCATGCCTAGCAAACATATATAGACCTAATTCTTCGTTGAAGTCTACTGTAGTAGTCGCTGTGCGAGTCACGTTAGTACTAGTATCTACAATTGTTGTTTGATTTGATGGATCGTTTGAGTCCGCCCATGAAGACCATGGATTTGTGGCAAGACCTCCTGTAGATACCCACAAATAGTACCTGTTCATAAAAGCATAAGTATTCGAAGCGTCAACTGATATTAACCTGTTCTGACCACTTTCAGTGTGTACTATAACGTCAGCTTCTGTACCAGACAATAATGCATAATCCATTGTCTCATTGGCAGCGGTCAATACACCATCTCTATTCTTCATTTTCTGCGATACGTAATAAGTACTTTCGTCTCCATTAATAGTTAATGCCGCAGATATGTCTGACTTGTATTCTATCCAGTATTTTTTATCCGTGTTTCCATCAAGTCCGGTAAACGATTTTCCACCTTCTTCTACATCCCACTCTAACGTACTGACTTTTTCCCATCCTTCTTTGCCTTCTCCTTTTTCTACCTGCCATAGCATTATATGGACGCTGACAGAGTTAATAGCACCAGTCGTTCCAATAAGCTGTAAAGAGGTCATATTATCAACCGTATTCGTCCAGTATTGCGACTGATCATGTATTTCGACTGTACCCGAATCCTCAGACAGTAACCCTCTGACTAATTTGTCTGTGTCACTAGATCCAGTAATAGTACCTACAGATAGAGTAGGGCCACCTGAAGGAGTTTCAGCTAAAACCATAAACGGCTGATCATCCGAACGAGACGCAGCATGAGTAGATGCGCCTGTCATTCTAAACTTGTCATAGTTATTTCCAACGTCGTTGTTGAACGTCATTCTTACTTGACTCGTAGTGACAAGAGGTCTAGCGTATATAGCGTACATATAGTCATAATTATCTATATCCAATCCGGTCAAATCAATAGGGTTTGTAGTTAGATTAATTAGACTGTGGTCTTGGTCGTAGATAGATGTAGCTTGGACTGCACCACTTATATTTATAGAATTTGATATTGCCTGAATATCACCAAGGTAATTAGTTGCCGTCTCTTCACACGTTATAGCTGTTCCATCATCATCATCGACAGTAGTATAATTAAATCCTGTTGCGCCTGATATGGGTAATCCGTTTCTTAACCATTGTCTTGTGATAAATGGTGTAGGTGATCCGGTGTAAGTGCCAGTAGTGCAAGTTAATAATTGACCGATACCAGTACCACCAGAAATAACAGGATATGATAAAACTGTTGGGCCTTCATCATTATTTGTTTGATAACCACAAGTACCACCGCCTTGAATCCAATTTTCTGTAAAATTAAATTCTGATTCGTCGCCTTGAGCTAAAATTGTAATAGCGATATTTACGCGATTAACATTAGGTATAGTTGCAGCTACTTCTATAGAAGAAGCGACATTATTATCTAGCATCCATTGTAGATCTCGTAAGACGGCCTCTTCGATTCTCAATAAGTTAGAGCTGACTGACGGTATAGACCTCAATAAATATTGTGTTTGGCTTCTATATTGAAATGCTTTGTCATTCTCAAGAATATTACCCCAGTAATTGAGACTGGTATTCTGTGACCCGTCATCTTGTTCATTGCCGCCAAACAGTGACAAATAAGCAGCAGTATCTAAACCACCAGTTAGGCTGACAAATCCATTCTCTATGCAAATTTCACCGTCATCATTTGTTTGAAATAAATATACATCACTCATTTAATTATTTGGCCCCGTATTACTACCACCAGACTGTACTCCACCATGTGTATGGCTGTTAAGCTCTTTACTATTAAGTACCAATGAATTAGGCGCTGTTATATCGCCGCTACTATCTATAATTACACCATTGATATTAACATTACCACTTGAATCTATTTTAATAAAACCTGATCCATTATCAAAATCAACATCACCATTACTTGCTATGCTTATAGTTCCCAAACCATTAGTTAAGGCTATTTTACCATTTTCAAAAAGTGTTGCAGAGGCTACAGCGTTATTTAATAGAATTTTGCCAGTTTCAAAAAATGTCCCCTCAGCGATAGAATTATTAACTTTAATTATTCCTTCAGGGGTGATAGTCGCAAATCCAAATTCATTATCTATTTGAATGTTTTTATCATTCTTTAGCCAAACTTGAGAAATTGATTCGCCGCTTTCATTTCTAGCGTAAATCCTCTTTCCACCGGCTAAAGTTACTGGCGTGTTTATTGGGTCATGATAACCAACAGCAGACATGCGACCGGTTTGTATTTGGCTCAAAGCCGCTACATAGTCACCAACTAAAGGAAAAGAATCATCACCTGGCGCCGAAAAGTGCTCGAGTGTTTTAAGAGGTCTGCCACCTATATCGACTTTCACGTCACTTATCGGAGTATTAAAACGCTCGGTTCTAATAAATGATAAAAGTTTACTTACTAATCCCACGGCATTGACTCCGGCACTTTACCGGAAAAACTTCCCGGTATAACTAAATTTATTACAGCCTTAGTAGCTGTTGATGTTCTTATAAAATTTACACCACGAATTAAAAATGTGTAGGCATTAAAAATCATTGCATCTGGAGCTTTTAAAGATATAAAGTCCCCTACTTTCCATAGTTGACCGGTAGATGTACGCCATGTATTAACCTCAACTGAGTATTCTACTGCATTTGCAAACATATATCCGGCTTTAGCCTTTGCAGTTGTTTGTACCTGTGCAATATTTTCGGCATCATTTGCATAAAAAGTATAAGGTCTGGTTACAGTAGGTAATCTATCATTTTTAACCGAAAACTGTCTAACTCTATACCCTAATAAATAAGGTTGAAGTGCTGTAATATGACTATAGTATTCCTGCTCTCTAAAAGATGGCGAAACATCCAGTAATGGCTGAAATCCTTGCTCTAATGTTGCTGCTAATTGACCTAATCCAGAAGGGCCAAAAACATTATCAGGACTACCCGGCAGCGGTGATTCTTGATAAAAAACAAGTTCACCGCTTGGATCATTTGATATAATTAGGTTTCTTTGACGTGCCAATCCTGCTAAAAATGGCATGACTCTTTCGTTAGGCTCTATTGCCACTGCTTGCTTAAATACAGCGGCATCGGCAGCACCTACTCCCCCGATGGCCTGAACGCCAAAGGGTATTCCAAGGGAATAAGCTATATCGACAACTCCAACATTAACAAACTCTAATTGATAATCATCATTGGGCGCAAATGGCGTACAATCTTGCAATACTCCAGGTGTAGCATATCCCGACACACTGACGGCTTTTCTGTCAGCTTCAATAGTTGGACGAATAGCCACGACTGTACCTGTAAACCTTGTTTCACCACCTACATAAATTTGTATAGGCTTATATGTAAAAGGTTTAAAAATATCTTTAAAGGCAGGAAAAACAGAGTCAAAAGGTGCATTAAACTTAAAGCTCGATATACCGTCAAATCTATCCTGAATACTTAGAGATTCCCAAAACTTAAAAATTTGACCATCTATCTCTATACTTGTTTCATCATTTTGAATAACAGATAAATTCTGACTTAAATCATTAGGCTTTATTGGATTAGCAGGAATTGTTAAAGAAACACCAGCTATTAAAGGCTCAGTAACTCCAGGATTGGCATTCTTAATTAAACTTGCCTGATTGCTAACACCATATTTCTTACGAGAAATATTTTCAAATGTATCGCCGGATGTTGTTATATACTCAGACATAATAAACTATTTCGCGACCTTTGGGGATTTCTAAAATTTCTGATCCGGTAAGATTATTGGAGTCGATAAAAAAATCTAATTGCTCGTCAATCTCTCCATAAAGTTGCCCCACTAAATCTACCATTGTATGTGATCTATCTGTCGTAAATCTTCTTTCCTGCAAAAGTGTAAAAGAAATCTGAACAAGGAAACCAGCAGTTATAGCTACTGCCTCTTGTAAGCCTTGATAAGCCTCACCAGTGTCTATTATTTCTAAACTTGTAAAATTTTCTTCTCTCCATTCTGTGACCTGATCAAACATATTAAATAATAAATCAGCAGAATTAATTGCCTCTGTACGCGTCTTAAACTGATTGTTCACCGAAGAGATAAGAGCGCCGCTTACATAACCTTGAGCGTATAAATCAGCGGTGTGAAATTTATTATTGACTCTTGAATCATTGCCAGACTGAACAGCAACTCCATTACCAGAAATTAGTGACTCTACTAAATTTCCGTAGCCCTCTAAACGATCTGTAATAGATGTTAATGCACGCCCCGGAGCTTGTATAAGTTCTAAAGTCTGAAAAGCCAAAGTTATTGGAGTGTCTACGAGAATTTCAATACTTTCATTTATCGCATTATTAATGGCATTAAATTGTCGTCGTACATTGTCCTGAGTGTCAGCAACTACTTGTAGTGCATTTTTAGTAGTCTTTAAAACCTGCTGAAAAGCGTCTATAAAAGTTACTTCCTCAATTGCAGAATCTACATCAAGTAAGTCGCCAAATTGTCCACTTGCACCCTCGCTAAAATCTTTAATTGCCCCTAGTGCCCCTGTTGTAGGGTCGCCTTGATTAGTAGGGTAAATTATGCCTGTAGTTTCCCAGAATAGAACCTGAAATATTGCTTGATTTGCAGCCGTTTTTAAATTGTCTATTCTTTCTATAGTACCGAATGGCACCACATCACGCAAACCATAGATAGGATGATCAAGTTGACCTACACCAGACTCTAAAAGAGCATCCAAAAAAGCATTAGATTCTAAATCGTAATCAGAACCCCAAAAGAAAATATTAAGAGGGAAGCGCCGCCCCGAATGTCCATTGTCCTGTATGTAAGTTCCGTTTACTTCAGGAAACTCAAAAGCTGAGGTTCTTTTATCAACATTCATACTTACATCTTCATAATCAAAAGTAATACGATTACCCGATGGAGTGATATAAGCAGCTTGCTTTAGTCTTCCTTCCCAAGTCATTTTTTAAAATCCTCCTGTTTTTTCTATGGTTACATTAGGATTTAAATCACCATCCGGCTTGGCTTGCAGTCCTTTTTCTGGACTAATAATTACCTTATTAGTAGAATCATTTCTTAAATTTTCTGAACGCTCAACCGGTGAAATTATAACAGGCTCTACTATTGGGGCTGGCGTTGTGTCTATTTCCACATCTTCCACAACTGGTCTAAGATCGGGTTGACCGCTTAGAGTTCGACCAATATCACCACCACCTTTAATACCAAGTAAGCCCTTGCCACCAGGGGCAAAAAATCTAAGGTCATCCAGTTCCTGAAAAATCTCAACGGCTTTAATTCCAGTCGATACGACATCTTTAAAAAGCTTAGCAAAGCTAGTCATAAAACCGATAATTTCCGGCTTACTGTCTCTTATCTGTTGCGTTAGATCCTTGAATAACTTCTTTATTTGACCACTTTCGCCTTCAAAGAAATCAATCTTTACGCCCTCAATAGTACTCATTAACTCATCGAAGGCGCCTGTAGCATCATCACGAATAAATGCGGCCATATCTTTGACCGTTCCATTTGCGTTTTGTAACTCAATTCTAAATTTGCGGGCTTGATCGACTCCGGTATCTAAGAATTTAGAAACTGAGGCAAGAGGTATTTTGCCAAAAATCGCCTCTGTTATCCCTAATTGTTGCCCCGTTCCAAAACCTTTTAAACTTTCTTTTAATTCATCAAGTATATCCAGTGGGTCTCTTAAGTTACCCTCCATATCCAACATCTGAATATTGAGATCTCGTAATACTTTGGCGCTTTCTCCGGTAGGTGCTGCTAGTTTAACGAAAATATTTTTTAATGCTGTAGCAGCTCTTGTAGCTTTAATGCCAGAACCCGCTAGTGCAGCGGCCATAGCGTTTACCGTTTCCATTTCAATTCCAGCAGCGGAAGCAATAGGAGCAGAGTCTTTTATAGTTTCAAAAAGGTCTTCAAGAGTAGTATTGGCAATGACTGTTGTTTTAGTCATCACATCAGCAACACGATTGAGATTTGCTAACTTCTGTACAGAATCATCTGACTCAAGCCCAAATGATCCAAGTGAATCGGTTAAAATATCGGAAGTTCTTGCAAGCTCATTACCTGAAGCAGTAGCCATATCAATAGTTAAGGGAAGTGCAGCAATAGCATCATTGGCACTAAATCCAGCCATTGCCAAGAAGTTAAGAGCTTGAGCAGCTTCTGTGGCTGTTTTTTCTGTAGTTGCACCCGCATCCATTGCAGCTTTTTTAATAGCCTCAAAGTCTTTTGATCCTCTACGAATACCGCCAAATCTTGCAGCAGCTTCTGAGATAGCGCGCTCAAATTGCATACCAGTTTTAGTAGCATCAACAAGAGCTAATCCCATTGCAGTAGTACCAGCAGCAATAGCACCGACACCAACCTTAATCGCTCCACTAAATTTACTAAAACTCATTTTGGCGCGCTTAAAATCTCTATCTGCTGATTGTGCAAAACGGTTAACATTGTTTTGCATTTTTCTTAAAGGCTTAGAAAATTTATCTACACCTTTAAACTCTGCTTCTACTGCAAATTTATTTGCCATTGTTTAAATATCTCTCTAGCTCTGGTCTTAAACCTTCATAAAAAAAACGAATCTCAGAAGCCTTTAAAGTCCGGCAGTCTGGCAAACCGCTATATTCTCTAGTGATCTGCCTTAACATGCTACGATATACCACAACGGCCCTATTTCCGCCGCGTGGAATACCGTTTACTAACTTAGTACGGACTAGGCCATAAAAAGCCTTAAAATAGCCCGACAAACTTTAAGATCTGCATTTTTCATTTTTGCAAAAGTTCCTGAAGTGGTCTTTGTTAGATCTGCTAAAATAGCGTGCATGGCTTGATGATTACCTTGAGATTTATCGCCAGCCATAAAACTAGCGCCGTCCATTTCTCTAAATGTCAATGGTTTGCAATCTGATCTATGAGGCACGTAAATAGGTTCCGAATTTTCATTAAAAGTTAAATGACCATACATAATAGCCTTAACTACTACATCTTTTATATCATTAAAACTTTCTTGCTCTTCTTGATCTCTGCAATCTGTGTCAATATCAAAATTTACACAGAAATTATCGAACTCTAATTCTGCCTGTTCTTTTGCAACTTTTACTTCTTTCATCTTTAATCCTCATTACCCAATTTTAAAAGGAACTCCGCACCATAAAAGGCCGAGGGCAAGGGTGAACCGCAGAGCTCCGAGGATACCTTTTTATTGTTGAGTCAGATTACCTGGGCCCATTAGAGTAATATCAGCTGTAGTAGCCTGAGTGCTCATTGGTGCCTCTTCAACAATTTGACCTAAACCCTGCCATACTGCACCGCTTACAAGCGTAACAGCAATAACAAAGTAATCTTTCATATTTTGTAGATCTTGTAAAAACTCTTGATCATTGCGAGAATCATCAATAGAAATAGTTAAGCCACTTAATGACCAACCCGTTCTAGTTTTAATTAAGCGACCTGATCCATCACCGTTAGATTGATGTTCATTCTCAAAACCACCAAGTTTTCTTTGTACGTCTGCGTCTGCTGCAACGGGGAATAAACGTCCGTTCAGTGATGCGCTTTCAATAGAGCCACCTATACTCATTTTCATTTATCCTTATGCTACAACCGCTGAAGTTCCAAAGAAGAAACCAAAGTCAAGATCGATTGAAATAATATTAGTGTTACCAGATAGTTGAACAACGATTAAAATATTTAATCTCTTTGGATTCATACTATCAATTTCAGCTTGTGTCTGAGTCTTAGCAGTTGCAGGATCAGCAATTAGAGCTTCCATGCCAAGATTATCAATTAAAGCAGATACCGCTGCTATTGCCATTGAAGGCTTTTTAGCATCTCTGTTAGTTGTAGGCTGATCATTTGGAATTAGCGGCGCGCCATCCCATTCAGGAGTGTTAAAAATCAGATCAACATTATAAATGATATTCTGAAGTTTAACAATATCAACAACATAACGATAAGCCGGAACAACCTCGCCTGTCGGGTGATAGAATGTTACTGTATCAGCTAGATTAATGACATTATCTTTTACAATAATTGAAGAAATACCAGCTTTTATAGCCACATCTCTTTGAGTATAATTCCACTGTTCAGCATCAGTACCAGCAGTGATACTCGCAACCTGCTGAGATCCATAGTCATGAGCTGGATTAGAATTAGCCAAACGTGAAATTTTATTGACTGCTGCCGCTGCAATAACAAAAGGCAAGTTATTAGATCCAGGTGCAGGAATTACTGCATTAGTTCTATCTGTCTTTCTTGCGTCACCAATTGTAGTAAGCGTTGATAAAGTAGCCTCACTTGTACCGGTAAAAGCGACCAAAGGCTTACGAGTCAAAGCACCCCAACGAGTCTCTCCAAAAGTTGAGTATTTATTTAAGCTAGCCGAGTCGGTTAACTCCATACAGTTAATTACAAGAGTTTCCCAAACATCACCAAACTGATTTAATGCAGCGTCAACATCTGGGTTACCTGAACCGCCTGAAACCTGAGTAAATGCAAATGTTACGCCTGTATCATCTGGGCCAACTATTGACATATTAACATCATTGGCGCTTGCACCTTGCCATTTTACAGTAATGCCTACCTTAGTAGTGTCATCGGAAGCAACAACCGGAACATCTAGGTTAGCATTAATTGCTGTAGTCATTGCAGTTACAATATCTGCAACTGTATCACCAACATTAACAGCAAAAGATTCTGAAAGAACTTCATTAATGTTAACTCTGAAAGATCCAGCTTTTGTAACTGCTCCAGAAGGTGTAATGTCACCAGTTGCAGCTACTGAACCACCATCATCTTCAAGAGGGTAAACAGTTACAGGGATAGTCCCTACACCATTTCCATTAACAGGAAATAATTCTTTAGCTACTAAATGTAGCGGTGATCCGAAACCATAGTTTTCACCGACTTCCTTAGCACTTGTTACTTGTGCTTTATTCGTTGAAAAGACTGCGCTTGTAGAGCCTTGACCCACAACCGCTATTCGCTGCGGAAGTAAGGACACTCGCCCCTCACGCAAGTCTCTAAACGTAGTCTTGATTCCTACCACGCGGGCTACCGCGGATGGATCAACTGCGCTTGATATTGCCATTTTTTTCTCCTTGTTTTTTTACTCCGCATAGCGGTTGTTATAAAGTAAAATCTATTTCTAGTTCGGCAAGTACTTTGCCATCTTCATCACGTTGTAAAGTAACGTCTATAATTTCTAAATTTTCTGGAACGTACTGAGGGCTAAATTCATTAAACTCTACATTAAGCGCAAGTCTAACAGCCCAAATTTGAATTAAATTATTTTCTGGCAACTCAGGTTGAAAAGCCTGTATTGAATCCGGCCACCTCGTACCAACTAAACCACGCAACTGTAAATAGGAATTTGTGTCAGCCATTAAAATATTGCGAACAAGCCTTAATCCTCTTTGAGCGTTTAAAGCAGATTCACGATCCCCTGTATTATGTCCACCTTCTGAATTATTACTTGCAACACCTAAAGCATAAATATCAATATTGTAAGTAGTTCCAGACCTTTGACGCTCTACAGTGTCACCTAAAGACTTATCAAAATTACTCGAGTCATACCAAACATTTACAATCGGAGTAGAATCAGATTGATCATTAAGCCATTTTTCCCAAGGCTGAGCACGTTCTGTATATATTTTAAGATTCCATAGTTCAGGATCTTTACCGGCAGCAGTAGCCAAGCTCATTTGATTTGATACTTCATTGGCTAAAATTTGGGCAATCTGATCCCTGACGACTTCAAAATTATCTTGTTTATCAATTAGTTCTTGAAGTAAAATTGTCATGGGTTATAAACCTCTAATAAGCAGGTTACTATACCAAGTGCTCTATCTGGATTTGATTGTTGAACTTTAAATTTATATGGCAATCCATTGATGTCATCAAAATCAACTATCCAAGGTTTCATAAGATTATCAGAAATACCCCTTGGAATATCACCCAAAACTGATGCTCTAAGCGTTGAGATACGTATCGCAACAGAAGCAAGGCGACCGCTAACGGCCTGTCCTGTATCGGGGTCAATAATGGCGCTTATATCGTTACTATATCCAGTGAAGCTTGCGGCTACACCATCCGGGTTAATAACTTTTATAGGCCACCCAAAACCCATGACACCATCCTCTAAGATGAATGCCAAGTCTGCTTCTGCTGCGCTACGTAGGCTCATCGTTTACAACTTCTCTATAACGCCATATTCTACAAGGCTTTTTAATGCCTCAGCGCCGCCTTTAAAATATTCTGCCTTAACTTCACAGCCTTCAGACAAAATACCTTTTAGAGATGTAATAGATTTACCTTTAGATACGACATAGTTACCGACTGCTTGATCGGCAGCGGTAACAGTGTCGGCATCTGATTTTTTAGCTTTCAGATCTTTGTAAAGTTCTTTAAGTTCCGAAACATTCATTCCGTCAATAGAACCAACATCAAGGCCCAACTCCTCAACTAGGCCACTGATAGCTTCTTTTAATTCTGTCTTATTCATAATATAACCCTTAAATTAATTATGATGCGTTAGTTTCCAAGCAGCCGTATGTATCAATAGCTGTAGGAATAAGTAGCGGTCTTGAACCAACCATACCAAAAGCTTGCTCACCATCTGGAGAAATCCAAGCGTTAGTAGTTAGGTCGGACTGGGCTGCAACACTCGGGAAGCGGCTCGGTAGACCTGGGATAAGGCTAGTTGAGTTCATGCCTAGCTCGCGTGCAATATTAGGAATTGCGCCAAAAGTAGCATCAAGACGACCTTGAGAGTCACGCAAAATTACTTTTGAAGGATCAACAAACTGAACTTTATTGCCACTCTGTGGATCTTTATAACGACCGCCATAAGTCCAGCAATCAATTTTAAAGTTACCCATGTCAAGAGTACCACGGTAATTACCGCCGCGAGTACCGCCTACAGGCATAGAGGCAATTTGTCCAAGATCTGCGCGTCTAGTGTCTAAACGGTCTTGTATATCTGTATTTTGTATCATTGCCTCAAAAGCATCTTCTCCAAAAATACCTTGATCGACATCGCCTAAACCATCGTTACGTATTTCATTAGCTAGGCTATTCAAGTCCTGTATTGGAGTCTCAGAACCGCCGCCCCATGCATTGCCAGCAGTAGGGAAGTGTGAGGCTTTAGGACTGTAATCAATAGAATAAACTGCGTTACCGTTTTCATCATTAAGTACAACAGTACCAGTTTGCAAGACTTGTGAAGCTTGTAACTCAATAGATCTGTTAATTTTGCGAGCAATCTCCCGCATATTACTAAAAAATTGACGTGTAAGGCTTCTTAAAAATGAAACATCCTCAAAAGGATTCATTCCTGGCTGACGCTTAATTAGATCGAAAGCATTAAGAGCAAACTTTTCTTTGTGAATTGGCGGAACAAAGCTTTTGTTTGTGTAAATATCTTTAGAGTTGTTTCTTGCACCAGCAGATAGGTCTTGAATAGCAATTGAAACATCTTCATCGCATCTTTCAATATCAATTTCTACTGTTTCAGATCGGTGAATATTTTCAGCGCGAACTTGAAAAAGGCTTGACAAGAACATAGTTGCAGGGGCATCTTGGAAATAAGCCTCAAGCATTCTTTTTGTAGTTGAATCACTCATTTAATTGACCCCTTACTGGTTATCTAGGATGTTAAGTTCTTTTACAGAACGTGGAATAATACTGTAGTCGCGCAGTTCGTCAATAACATCTTTATCAATGTTTGAATCATCGCCATCAGCATCGATTACAAGGCGCTCAAGTCTTACTTCGCCTTTTACGATTGCGCGTATAGCAACATCGCCAGCGCCAGCAGCAGTAACATCATAAGATACTACAGCCTTAGGAATGCCGTTTTCATTAGTAGATCCACCTTTTACATAAGGTATATACTTAAGAGATGAGCTATCTACCGCAAGAATAGTACCTCTAACAACAGTACCAGCACCGCCAAAAGTTAGAAGTCCGTCTTCTTGGCAAGCGTCTTTATAAATAACGTTACCAAGTTCAATATTAGTAATTACTGGATCAGGCATTATTTAACTCCGTGAATGTAAAGATCATCGTTTGAACCAACAAGGGACGCAGCTAATTGCTCTCCGATTGTTGATGTAGGCTCTTCATCAGTTGAGCCAAGTTTAATATCGTCAGAATCTTCTTTATGAGCTTCTATATCCTGCTTAGCCATGCCAGCAGTCATATATTTTGCCACAAGAGTCTGATCTTGCATAGTTGCACCTGTTTCAATAGCATCAAATGCCAAATCAGCCGCATTGCATTCTTTAGCCATATGCACGTGGGCAAGAACGCGTGAACGCTCTTCCTGAATACCTTCGTCCTTTGCAGCGGCAAACAACTCAGGATGTTGTGCTTTTAGTTCGTCTATATCCATTATTTTGGACTCCTTTGTATTGTTGCCGCTTTCGGCAGTTTGATTATTGACAAAACCGTCAATCATTCCATTTTCTAAAGCCTCTTGTGCAATGAGTGTACCCCCCTGCCCAAAGTCTTTGGAAACTTTTTTAGCAGATATACCGCGACCACTTGCGATAGTATCTATAAAAACTTTTTCTATTGGATCAATGCTTTCTCGTATTGCTTGGACACCTTCAGCCGTTTCAGGATCTGGCGCTTTATTAGGTGCATTTGAACTTGTTACTTTAACAATATTATTACTTTTGCCAATAGTAGCCATAACACCGATAGACCCAACGCGGGAAAGGCTATTAACAGCCTTTATCTCTTTTGCTTGCGATGCTAATCCATATGCTGCGCTTGCTGCCATTTCTCCAACAATTGCATATACTGGCTTTTTTGAATCTCTTACTGCTTCCATTGTTGCCATCCACTCAGCCCCAGCTTGACCGCCAGGGGAGTTTAATACCATATCAATAGATTTTACATTTTGGTCATTGTTAGCAGCTTCTATGGATGTTCTTATTTCTGAGTAAGTAGTATTTCCACCGCCAAAAAACCTAGCCATTAAATTAGGCTGGTTACTAAGAACCCCATTTACAGGGATTATTGCTTTATTTCCAGAAGTTTGTAAATTTAAAGAACTTTCAGGACTATCGCTTAATCTAGCTTCAAAATCCTGTTGCTCTGCGATAGTAGGTAATTGACCTGCATCACATGCAGATTGCATAGCGTCAAAAGCACTTTTTTCTAAAAGCCACATTTTACTAAATCCTTGTTTGTTAATATTATAACCATAATCAATAATATTTCAATCTATATTGATTTTATCAATAATTAAAATGAGATAACCTTTTTAAACGTCCGGTAAATCACCTTTTACTGGCTTTAAACCAGCAGCTCTTTTTATTCCTTCATACATTTTACTTTGATTGTCTTTTGTTGCCAATTCTTCTAAATTCACTACCACCGCTTTTGCAGACAATGACTGAGTAATTAATACGGTAAAATCCCCTGTAGGTGGTAAAAATAAACTCTGACCAGATACCCTGGGGAATAAATTGCCCTGCACAACAATATCGCCGTCTTCTTCAGGGGCTTTAATCTTCCACCCTAAATCAGTCCTTAAGAAAAAGTATGGGGCGATTTCTTGACCGGAACCTATATCGTCACCGCCAGTAGTATCAAAAGCAGGCAAATATTTTGCATTATCGCTTAATATTACCCACTCTTTCCAGTCAGAATACAAATCTATTTCTGTGTCAAAACTTCCTGTTGAAGGTAGATTAATTATTTTATTTACGCCATCAAAACTAACTGCCATTTAAAGCTTCCTCATAAAAATTTACCCTAGATTTCACTAATTCTAAAATATTATTAAGCTCTAAATTAAATTGATCTATATTTATCATAGATGATTCAGCGGCATTTACCAAAGAATCTAAAACTAAGCTCATGCTAGTATGTGCATCTTGGTCAACATCAACAATATACTTTATTGTCAAAGATCTTAATTTACTCGCATAAGTATTAATCTTATGATTTAAAACTGTGCATTTTTTAAGCTTATTATTAATCTCTTCAATCACAGGATCTGTAAAAGATCTATTTGAATTTCTTGAAAAAGTTTTTTTAATTTCCTCATTTAAAATATTCCAAATCTCAGGAGGTATGTCGCTAGGTCTAGTCATGGATTGCTAAAACTCCTATCTACTCTTTGTTGTATAGGTAGAGTTAAATTTTGTGAAGTATTTACATTTTTGAGCTTTTGATACTCATAACCTAAGCTCAATACCACAATATCAACACTAGGCTGCACTAAGGTTGTGGTAAAGCTTGTTCCGCTGTTTTCTACTCCTGCAAGCTCTGTTGTTGTTCCTGCATCATATACACGTATTTCAGTATTAGCTTGCAAGCCAGTTAAATTTAATTCCGTCCTAGTTGTAGTTCCTGAGCTATCGGTAATAGTTCCTACTAAAATAGCATTATTCAAAAAAGTTGCGCTTCCAGTAGTTGTTATGCTTCCTGTGTATGTGCAACCATCTAAAACTAAATCCCAATCATCAATATTAAAAAAATCCCCAGTGCGTATTAGATCCTCTCCATAAGGCATTTGTGCCGTCTGTGCTAATTGATATTGGTAATAATCGTATAGCTCCTGAGTTGTCGTATTGCTTGTTATTGTGAGCGTTGAAGTTGAGAAGTTAATGCTAATGCCAGAAATTGCTGCGGCTTGTGCCTCTGTTGAAACTAGCTCATTATTTACTGGTATCCTAAACTCTTGTTTGATAGGCTCACTTACTGAACTTTGAAAACCCTGGTATTGATAGCCGTATTTCCTTATACGAATGTCAAAAGGCGTTTTATTTATACTTGTATTTCCATGTGTTCTATCAAAAAAAACCGCATTTATAGTATCTACTAATCCACTTGATGAACTTGTTTTTATACTATCCTGGATAATTCCAGTATTATCGTAAATTGCAACTTTAGAGCCTGCTAATGCACTTCCGCTTGTATCTGTTAGCGTGTAATTTATAGACTTAGCTTGCTTATAATTTCCCTTAGTGTTTGTAATTTTACTATCTGTAAAAGTGGTACAGTCTATAAACGTAAATAGTAATCCAGAATTTGCCCCTGACGAATCAATTATATTAGTAATTGAATCTGCAAAAGTTACATTCGTAAATATACCAGTAAAATTCTGAAAAGCCTTAACTGCTGTATTTCCTTGAAAAAAGAAAGCATCATCTATTGGTCTAGTAAAAACTCCTCCAAGCGACCAAGCAATACCACCATTTGTATTGCCACTAAACCTATCTGAAATAAGCTCAGAAGCACTATTATACAAGCGACCTCCCATTGGCCCGTCACATACAGAGCCAATTAACCGCATTGCACCTGACGATCTTATAAACATATCGAAACCATTATTAAAAGACTCTATCAAGCAACCATAAAAATTTATTATCGGGCCAGCAGTGTTGGCTGAACTTTTATTAGTAAATATTAAAGTATTATTTGCTGCCTCAAAAATAATTTGACAGCCCCCTATTGTCTCTGTTGAGTCGTTCGCCTCACCACCTATTAACCTGCCAAACTGTAAAGCACAATTATTAGCTAATGGATACGTCCTTATAAATCCTGAACCGGTTTGAGTTGCTGATGTTACTAAAGAACAATTTACATCAGCCAAAAAAGCATTTGAGGTAAGCTCAAAGTCACGCCCACGCATATGAAAGCTTCTTCCTTGCTTACGCATTACAGAATTCGAAGTCGCTGAATTTAAATCATCTAAATTTGTTGATATTGCGAAACTATCGCCACTTGAAGGCGCAGAGCTAAATCCTCCATCTGTAATCGTTACGCTTGTTGCAGTGGCACTTTCTATAAATCTTATTTCCCAATTACCTGTTACAGATCCGTTCTTCCACATCAAAAAACGACCAGCATCGCCGCTTGCAGGTGCATCTCCACTACTGTACTGAATGACAGTTGAAGTAGAACCAGTGTCACATGTAAAATCTTTATAAGTTCCACTAATCGTAATTCGGGTTGACGTGCTTGTGATCGTAGCCATTTAAAGACCCTTAATTATGTATTGCTGTAATTCCGTTCAAATGGTGAAACTAATGAAATGTTCTGCCCTGTTGATCTTGTCAAAGTGGCATCGGCTATAACGTATTGAGCTTTATCAAGGCCAATTGCAACCACCTTTACAGCCGCATCGGTTCCAGAAGTTCTGCCGCCTTGAGTATTTCCATCGTAATCAAAAGTAAAATCAATTGAAGAAGCACCGCCAACATTACCAGAAATATCAGTTCCAGAATTATCATCGACTATAATCGCGCTGCTTGTCCCGTAACCAGACGTAAAAAACATTTTATAAATAGCGTCTGAATCATTTACCAAGTTAGCATTAAACAGCAAAGTCCCAGTTGCTAAAAATGGGTAAGTCCTTTCGGTGTTCGTTGTATCAGTAAAAACCAAATTGTTACGATCACTAGCCTGAAAATTATCAATAACTACACCAGTGGTAGTTTTTAATGTATCACCTTCGAATTTTAATAAGTCATTTGCCAGTTGACCTACCTGAGTTCCCGCGCCATCGTCTATATCGGTAGATTGACGTAAGTTATATTGAACAAACTCATAAATCTGTTGAGTCGTTCCATTGTTGCCATCTATAACAATGTCGAAGTTATAAGTGGACGATCCTATAGTTCTGGTTACAGCTCCATAAGTAATGCTCATTCCTGTGTATGGAGTATTGTTCTGAATGTCAGAGTCAGAAGCACTAATCTTACTGTCCAAGCCTTCACTTAAAGGAAATCGGTTCGTTTTATAATTTAATGAGCTTAGACCAATACTACCTGATGTGGCAGAATCATAAGTATTACCTTGTGATCTTATATAGATTGTGAGGCTGTCTGAGCGTTTATCAAAATTACCATTACTAGAATCACCATAAGTCTGAATAGCTTGGTTAATTTCCCCTGTAAAACTGAAATCAGTTTTGGCTGTATCGGAGCTAAAAGCATAATATGCAGTGTTCGTTGATTCAATATCACCTAAGTTAATGACGTTCATATACTCCCTTTCGAGTACGCCTGAAGCATTAATTTCACGCCAGCCAACAGTCTTTAACAAATTACGTGTTGTGTCATTGGCAGGAGTCCAACCATTGATAAATTCAAATTGCTCGCTTGTTATCATCTGGTTAAAAGGTGGATCATACTGAATTAATGATGTATTACGCCATTCTTCTTTAAGAAAGGAGTAAAAAGCTTGACCGGTAACGCCATCATTTAGATTACCCGTAACTGTAAGCTCAATTGTTTTGGCTGAAGTATCAATAGTGATTTCAGTATTTTGGTTAAGATCATCGGGATCTGTGATAATAGCCATTTTTAACCTCTGCTAACTATTAAATTTGTTAAATTTGTTCCATCAAAATTGCTATAAAATGAGTCTTCTATAGGATACCCATTTACATTTTCTGTAGAGTTTATAAACCTATATATTGTGTCGCTTTTATAAGCGCATGTCAAAACTTCACCGCTTGCAATATTTGTATCTACCCCAGTGTATTCTACATCACCCGCAACATCTATCCAAGAATTACCAGGCAAGCCTTGACTTCCTGTTTTTGAAACTGTTACATTCGTCTGGTTTGGAGTTACTAAAACTCGGCGTATTACCTTATTAACTGTTACATGTTTTTGGTTTGGAGTTACTACAACCTTCCGTATTTGCTTATTAACTGTTACATTCGTCTGGTTTGTAGCTATTGATACCTGTGGTGACTCCTTATTGACTGTTACTCTTGTAACGTTGTTTGTAATAGAAATTTTAGACATTAGAGCAGCCATTTACAGCGACGAAAGTACCCCTTAAAAACATTTCTTCATTTAAGTTTTCATCGGTGATTATTATTTCATGTGTATATGTCTTTTCTTCTAGTAGTGCAGTTTCTGCCTTTCTAAATTGTGGGTAAAATGTTTTTGTAGTTGGATCTGGTATATAAATTCCAGTTAATACAGAGCTGCCTACCTCAACTAACTCTAAGACCTTATTGCCACAACCATCATAAATATTCATTTTTATATCTTGATTGGTTAGGTCTGGCCCTGCCCCGTCTATCGTTATTGAAACTGGATTAAAATCTAAACCTATAAATATCTGCATACAGTTTGCAGCATCAAAATTTAATATTCCACAAGACATTTAATTAACCTCTTCATCATAAATAGCTGTCATGCCTTCTTCTACTTGTTCAGGGCCAAATTCTTGTTTTAGCTCTAGCATAGGTCTCAAGGCTTCTGCTAACTGCTCATTTTCCCTCTTCAGTTTTTTTACATTCTTTGAAAATTTTGTGCCCGTTAATTCGCGAGACATTTTATCATTAGTAGACCATCCACGATCTATAATTATCTCTGCACCTTGTGCGGCTTTTTTCATATCTGTTGAAGGTTTTACTGCACCCGTCCAACTTGACCAAAGCCAAGCGCCAACAGTCAAATATTTTGATGGATCTCTCCAAGCTTGTAAAAATCCAGGAGCTTGCACAGTTTTATTAAGATTACTTGAAATAAACCACTCCTTATAAATTGGCTTACAAAAATCAATTGAGAAATCTTCGCGCACTGAATCTAAATACATTTTAAATTCATTTATAGCAGCTTGTGAAGCTGAATAATTTTGATTAAAAGATAGTGTTAAAATTTCTGGTGGAATACCCAACGACCAACCTATTGACTGGAGCATCGCACCCTCAAAATTAGGAAAGTTTACGTCAGTTCCTTGGCTGTGAAAACCAACTGGCTCTTCGCCTACTTCCAATTCCTCATAGACTATTCCTGGCATTTGTGAAGCTAAATTAAATTTTCTAGGTGCTTGTTGTGAGGATAATTGAATAGAGTCTTTATGTATGGCCCCCCCGCTTACAGGCATACTTGACATTTTATCTTCAGTTTTCTTTATATACATCGCTAAGAATGAATTGATTACAGCCTTTCTTTGGGCGCTATCTCTATAGCGGTCTATTTCTTTTAATGACTGTAATACTCTTGACAGTAAAGGCATTCCTCTAACTTCGCCCTTTCTGGGTTCTTTGCCATAAAGTAAAAAAGACATAGTTCTTTTACTTCTTATTCCAAAAGACGTAATTCCTTCAAAATCTAAATTATCGTTTTGTATCCAATACCTAACATGACGATTTCTTTGATCCAACTCAATACCGTCAACTATTCTATGACCTTCAGGAATTGGCTTTTCAGTCAAAGGGCTTTGAACCCTATCACCACGTACTAATTGAATATTTGGCAATCCTGTTCTACCAGAACGAATAATAACAAGAACATCGCCAGCAATTAGAGCCTCTTCACGGGCTTTTTTCTGAATCTCATTAAAAGTCAATCTCTGCGAATAGTCACATAGCTTGGGATCGTTTGCCCAAATCTGAAAAATGTTTTCTAAATTCTCTGACCAGTCACCAAGAAACTCCTCATCAATACCTAATATTGTAGGCTCCGGCGTTGCCTCAAGAGCCATACCTGTATTAATTTCATTGTTGACTAATCGGTCAATAATACCGGCTGCATAATGATTACCCTTAAATAGCTGTGCTGACTTTTGCCGCAATGACCAGTAATCTAGTTCAGTATCATATTGGTATCCAAATCCCCCAGGGTATTTATTGCCGTTGAATACATGTTGATTATACTCGTCATAGGCCTGTATCTTTATTTGCCCGTCATTTTCGGCTACTTCTCCATTAGAAGCACCAAATAAATTTTTAATAAAACCGATCATAATTAAAACTGTGGCCTCACTATTTGAACTCCAGAACCGTCTAATCTAGCACACATCACGGCCAATTGATTCATCATTCCATCAATCACGCGCTGCATTTCGGACAAGCTTGCTTTTGTTACTACCTGCCTTGATTGGCCTGTATCTAGTGTATATGATAGTATTGCACCGGATGCAATTTGAAAATATGCGTCTTCAAGAGCTTCGATACGCTGTTTAAGCTTATCAATTCTTTGCTGTAAGTAGTTTGAATCTATGGGCATAACGAAAGCCTTTGAGGTTTTAGATAATTATACAATCAATAATCAAACTTGCAAACATTGATATTTTAGATATAAGGCCTTTCTTTATGTCGCTTTTTGATGTAATCAGAACCAAACTCTAAATAATCCCACCAAAGATCCCATGATACTGTTTCAGCCTCAAGGTAATTTATACAAAAATTATAAGCCATTATTTCTATGGCAGCAGAGTTATAGACGAGCAAATCCCATAATTCATTTCTAGAGCCGTCCGGCCTATGCCAGTAGTAAGATACGCGACCATATTGATCTGTTTTCTTTCTTCTGCTTTCTGTCGTTAATTCCTTCATTTCCTTATCAAGCATGTCAACGGGCGCATTAAAATGGTAATCAGGCTGTAAACCCTGTATATCGTCCCATTCTCTGCGAAGTGTAGGCGCTAATCTATCTTTATAATGGTCTACAATTATTCTATAGCCTTTTGTGCCTATTTGCGTCTCGAACTCGCCAAACTCTCTTATAGTCTGACTCTTGGCCGGTCTATCTCTACCTATAATAGGATATACACCGGTTGTATATTGTGAACAAAATGAACAAACAGTATCGTTTCCAAATCCTGAGTCTATTAGAGTAATAGAAATACCCATATTATCATATTTTCTATTTTCTATAATATCCCTTAATCTAGGCCATGCGCGGGACTTAACATCTGTACAATCATAGTCCGGCTCTCCCTCTGGAGCTTCTATCAATTCATAATCCAGTAAAAATGATCTACAGCCGCGAGTCCAGCCGATAATACTAAGATCTAAGCTCTTTTGGTGAACGTCCACCGCCATAGTAATATTCAGTATTGGGCCGCCAGTAACTTTCTTAGAGTACTCTTGAGGTATGTTACCACGGCTATACTCTGCACGCTTATGAGCATTAACCATTGTAGTCGTAAGCTTAGTACCAAGCATTTTAAAAGGCTCACCAAGAACGTTATTGTAAAATACTTGATATTTACCTATATCCTTAACACGCTTTGATATTGGGTCATATGAGTCTAAATATGCTTGAACCGATTTATACCAAGGTTGCATACCTATAGGAGAGTATAGGGCCGGTATATGATAACTCCTTACGTGCTCTTTTTTAGCTATTGCAGTAGGCTTCCAGTGCGCCCCGTGCTCCTCTGAAAACAGATTTACCTTATCATGTTCAAAATGCTCTGTCCCGCATTGCTCGCATTTATAACGAACTGATTCATTAACTAATCTGCCTTTTTCAGTCTCCCATACAAAACCAAAATCTTGACCGGTTCTCTGATTTCTGCCACTCCATCTTAGATATTGAGGGTAATTACAATGTTTGCAGAGCACATAATATTTTCTTTGGTCGCCTTCCTCATAACGCTTTCTTATTTTAGAATTTTCCCAAATCAAAGGGGTTGAACCCCTAAATATTTTTCTCCTTTCATGATATGCCGATGTTCTGTCATCACTTAAGCTATCCGGATCACCATCTTGACCTACTGTTTCAGGCCATGCGTCAATTTCATCTTTAAGCATTACCATAATTGAAAATGATCGCATTTTATTGGCATTATTGGCCCCAAATGGCACCATGTAACCGCCGCCTTCCCATTGTATATGGTCGCGAGTTTTACCGGACTTTCTCGCATTACCCTCATCACTTGAACGGATTATATCAGCAAATCCAGAATGATTAATCATAGGAATAAAATTATTCTCTATACGTGCAGCGGCAAGCTCCTTATCTGCCGTCATATACATTAAAGGAACAGTTTTAACTTCCTTCATAAAATAAAGAGCGCCAGATTCTAAGAGAGTAGAGTAAGTAATCTGTACGCCCTTCATTAAATTTACTTCACGCACTGGAGAGTTAATATCAAAGCAATCTATTATTTCTCTCATAAATGGGTTAACATCATAACGAATATATCCAGGCATAGAGGTTACGGATTCTGGTAGATAACGATTTTGCTCGTTAAATGTCGATGGTTTTATATGTGTTATTTCATCAGTTAAATTATTAACTTGATCAATTAACCAGTCGCCGCCTATAATCATGCTCTAACTTTCCCTAAAACACGCTCTACAATTTTATCTTGCTGGTCAAGTGCATCCTCAGCACGTTTATTTAATTCAGCTTGATGTTTGCATAATTCGGCATGTGCTTTAGTATCGCGAATAGCTGTTATTAACTTTTGCTCAAATTTATTACGCACGTCTTCAAGATCTCGATTGTGTTTCCAAGCATAAAAACAAGCGCCTATCATAAAGCCACACCAAAAAGCTACAAATGTCATTTTATTATTCCCCTTTTACTTATCAAAAAATTTCTCTAAAACTAAAACCGCTATCGCAAATAAAAGAACGATCATAATTAGAAAAGCAGACATATCATAATCATAAATCAATCTTCGAAGTCTTCCATTTCTTGTTTTATAGTCCTGGCTACCTTAGCCTTCATTGGTCTTATAAAACTCTGTAAAGTTTCGCGCGCATATCTTTCACACTCTTCTACCTCTTTGCCAGCTATCGCCATAGAGTGAACACGGTTAGCAATGTTCTTAGCTCCATCGGTGATCATTTTTATGTGTGCCGTCTCAATAGGATCAATAACACCGCGTACAATTAAATCACGTGTAACTAAATCACCCGCGGCCTTTCCGTTCTTTAATCGAGCCGTCTCAATATCCTCTATTATCTTGGTAGCTTTAAGCCAATCAATAAAAGAGGCAACATTACCAAAACGTTTAACTAATTTCTTTAAGGGCCAATCTGATAATTTACGAATTTGTTCAGGAACATACTCCATGCCCTCAATATCAAATTCCGATTCATCGTTAGAACCCGCGGCTGCCTTTAAATTATTTAACTTACCTTTTCGGCCACTTGACTCTACACCAGACGGATTAACTACCACTGTACTCGATATTTCGTCAGCATCTACTTTTGGCTTACTATGTTTCTCAAGGTACGCTTTTGCTTGAGGGTGAGAAAGATCAATTTTTTTGCCGTCAAAAGCTTCTGCAAGTTTTCCG